CAAAAAAATCCACCGTTAAAACGACAACGACGACTTGTCGGTCAAGAATTGATCGATGAACTCGAAAAATAAACATTCGTGAAAAATTTTAAATTATGATTCGATATTTCATATCCAATATAGGTGTTCCGAAATCCAAACAATCGCGTTATACACAGGTACCCCGAAAATTTGAATATATAGAAGATCGAAAGACACAACCTCCAAAAACTTTCGTCAGAAAATACGTTTTTTTACAGATTTAGTAACCTCCGCTCCGACCGACATATTATGCGTGATAATCAAAATTTTAAATTTTCGAATACGATCGGCATTTCCCCGCTCGAATTTCCAAGAAGTGGTGGTCAGTATTACCCACCACTTCTGGTCGTTCCTCTCCCTCGGTGTGGTATTATTATATACCTCCCAAATTTTAAGAGGAGCGACCATACATAATAGGTCGCATATTGGTCTAACGATTCGTTAAAAAATAGAAGACACAGCATGAGTGAAAACCCATCGAAGAGCCGGTACTACGTTTTTGTGTTAAACAATCCGTGGGGAATTGATGTTACTGAGGGCCCATTGATTCATATCAATGACATTGGAGGTTGCAAGTACTTAACATATCAGATTGAGCGAGGAGAGAATGGTACAGTGCACTGGCAAGGGTACTTAGAGCTTAAGAACCCAAGAACCTTCTCCTCGATCAAAAAGGATAACGATTACACTGCACGTATGAACTTTCAAAACCGTCATGGAACCGCAGTGCAAGCTGCAGAATATGCTCAGAAAGAAGATACTCGTATAGGAATAGGAGTAACTGAAGGCGAGCTATCGTCTAGACAAGGAAAACGTTCCGATCTAGACGCTGTCAAGGAATTCTATAAGAACGGCGGCAGCGAACGTGATGGTTGGGAAAAGTTCTTCGGTGCTCATGTCCGCAGTCATAGGGCGTTCACTAAATATCGCAGACTAGTCGTGAAGCGTCGCAATTGGCCAATGGAAGTAAGAGTATACTGGGGGTTAACCGATACTGGTAAGACACGTTCAGTGTATGCCGAATTCGATGCTGAAGAGATTTATTCACTTCCGCCCCCTCGATCATCTGGTACCTACTGGGACGATTACGACGGACAGAGAGTAGTGTTAGTTGATGAAATGTATGGAAACCGTTTCTCGTGGGCGTTTCTCCTTCAACTCCTTGATCGTTATCCTTTTAAGGTTCCTGTATTAGGAGACTTCGTCGAGTTTACATCTCGCATCATTATCTTTACATCCAATGCACATCCTGGAGAATGGTATAACGTATCAGCCAACATTTGGGGACCAAATGCAAACAAAGAGAACCCATTCGTTAGACGTCTCACTGAAGTACGCGCATTCCCTTCTGGTACTCTATGGGAACCATCTTTGGAGGCAGTACATCGTTCTATCTCCGCTACATTATTGACGCCAGTCTCAGCGGTTGCACTATCAAACTACTTGACAGACAGCTTGTGGCCACAAGCTGAACCTGAGGCAGCAGCTATTGAAGTAATTGACGACGAACCAGTCGACAATAATAATAATGAATAAAATTTCAAATTTTTCATCGATCTCTTTACATTTAACATCACAAAGGGGGTAAAATGAAATCTTCCTATAAAAAAAGAAAAGGTTCTTCAGGACAAGGCTATGCTAAACGCAGTAATGTACAGCAAACGAATACTCGCAAGACAGTGCAGCAGATGAAGAAGCTCAATGATCGGTGTGCGTGCACTCGTCAGTTATCACATAATCTGACGTCAGCAAACGCCGGATTCGCTGGGACGGTAGTACCAGTGCCATCTATCCCTGGAACAGACTCCGGTCAATCTAATAGTGATCAGCTAATCTCACTTAAACAAGGAGACTTTGCATACAACAGACATGGAAACAGAGCTTTAATTAAAAAAGTACGTATACGAGGACATATTCGACGTGCAGCAGATAACACTAGAGTGCTCATCGGCAGCGATAACGTTTACGGGGTAGGTTATAAGTGTAGACTCATTGTAGCATCCGTTAAAGGTACTTGGCCAGCTACTGGAGGCACAGCCGGACAAAAAATCATTGATCCATCCTTTTCTGCTCTTTTAAATATATATGCATTTCGTCAAGAAGATACCCTTTCAGATGTTAAAGTATATCACGACAAAGTCTATGACCTGTCAAATAAGGACGCAGCACAACACACTACAGTCCTAGATGCCACTGAGTTTGCAACTCCAAGAGTCGATGCATCCTTCGACATCAGTTTCAATATGAACCAGCTCCTTGAGTTCTCAGGAGACAACGAGTTTCCTACCAACGAAGCACTGTACATGTTCGCGGTAGTCGATCATGTACCTGGAGCTGGAATAAATAACATCGCAGCAGGAGTATTTGCAACAGTAAAATACACATTTGAATGTTAGAGATATCTAATTAATAAATTACATTTTTATTACTCTGTTTTCTTTCAATGATAGTACGGAATAGAAACCCTTCCACAAGGCACCATTTATTGCCAGTGGAATCATGTCTTCCATCTGTTTAAATGCATGTCTATTATAGCCATCGTAGCGTAACCTATTATGTACTAAATCTGTGCTTAAGACTACGTCTAACAACATCCACGGAGCCATCCCATTCCCCAACAAGAATATTGCCAACTTAAACCGTTCGTCATTGCCAAGATGACCTTTTAAGAAGGATACCTGAGCCCACCTAGGCCATAACTTTATGGAGAAGAAACGATCATCAAACCCTCCACTACCCCAATTCCATAACCTGACTTGCCTCTTATTGAGTCCATGAGGAGGACCCTTTTCCTTTCGGTATGTCGTACATTTCGGTATTTTCCATGATTTTTCCCGCTCGGATATTTCCAATGGAAATTCCATCAAATCATTTACCCGACATAAAAAACTCGCCTAAAAATTATTATCAGAAAATGCATAAAAAGTCAGTCGGCATCTCCGCATTTATAATACACTTACTTGAGAGGGTTTCATGAATGAATCAAACAAAGCAACCAATGGAAGATCTACTCTTTCAAGTAGCGTCTTTGACGGAAACTTCTGCTCAACTTGTGGCTATATACCTTGTACTTGCGATAATGTTAATAAAGATATACAAGAAATACAATGTCCCTCCGAGGAGGAGAACTGGGACTGGAGAGACTATATTGACTACACCTACCCCTGTAAGGAATCAAGGATAAAAGTACTCCGAGCATATGCGACATTTCTATCGACTGAAATCAAAGAGCAAAAAAATCCACCGTTAAAACGACAACGACGACTTGTCGGTCAAGAATTGATCGATGAACTCGAAAAATAAACATTCGTGAAAAATTTTAA